TCAGAACGGGCAATCTTCGTCATCGTCCACGTAGTCAGAGGCAAAGGGGTCGTCGTTCTCGTTGTTGGTATCGAAATTGAACACGGCTGCCGCTTCTGCGTCCATCTGCTTTTGTTGGAGGTCGTTGATGAGGTGGTTGGAGTTGTCCCATTGCGGTTCTTGTCCCTCTGTATATGGCGTGTAGCGTCCGTTGTTCAGGTTGTACTTGAAATAGGCTGTGCCTACCTGTCCGAGATGTCGGAATTTGACTTTCGACACTCGCACCTCCACACGCTCTTGGAGTCGGTCGCGGTGGACGATAATACCGAAGTCGCATTTGTTGTAGAAGTGTGCCGAACCGCTGATGTCGTAGAGCGTTGGCACTTCGATAGTGCCATCTTTGGTCTTGGGTTGTTTGGTAGGGTGCGCCATAAGAATGACCAGTACATCGTTCTGTTGTGCAAAGTTGGTCAGTCGGTCAAGCACGCTACTGATATACTGCGTTTCGTTTTGATTGCCCTGCTCGTTCTCCAAGCGGTTGTAAGGGTCAATCACTAAAGCCTTGATGCCTCGCTTGCGGACAAGGTATTTGGCACGGTCGAGAATAGTTTGCAGGTGAAAGTCGTCCTTGGGTGCTATGAAATAGAAGTCCGTCTCAAGGTGTAACTTGACTTGCTGATACTCGTTATATGGGAGTGTTTCCTTACCGAACTTATGCCCTGTGAATTTCTCAATAAGTTTGGAAGCGTGGTAGGCGAGCGGTGCGTTCTCCGGACTGAAATAGGCAAACCTCCAACCGTAGCGTATGTTGAGCCGTTCTGCTATCTCGTCGATGAACTCCGACTTGCCGCTTCCGGGTATGCCTGTTACGATACAGAGCCGTTTGGTCTCGAAGGACAGCAGGTTGTCAAAATTGGGATGCCCGATGGTTACTCCTTTCTGCCAGCCGCTCTCGAAGAGTGCGTCAAGAGACTGCTCAAAGTCGGACATACTGAATATGCCCTCCACTTTGATTTCTTTGGCGTTGACAATGCACTCTCGCAGGCTCTGTTTACCGTATTTTATCAGGTGTTCGTTAGCATCCTTACAGCCGTCCCCATACTCCACTATCTTACACCGCTCCACGCCAAAACGCCTGATGAGTTCGTCACGCAAGATTGTGCCTTTGGTGTCAGTGTCGGAAGCGATGTAGATGGTCTCCTTGTTGTCGAAATAGTCTTCAATATAGTCGTCAAGGTAGGTGAGATTGGCGTTTGCTCCGTTGGGTACTGATATGGTATTCGGGTAGCCACATTCGATGAATGATAGTGCGTCCATCTCTCCCTCTGTGATAATACATTCGGGTGTGTCCTTGATAGCATCGATGTTGTAGGGCAGAAGTTCTGCGCCTTGGCAGAGTTTGAAGCATTTATCGCCTGTGCGGAACTTAGTGTTGACGAGTTCTCCGTTTTTGTAGTAGTTGAACTGCACGGTATTCCACTCTTTGCCTTTCTGCGGCATAAACTCCAGCCCCTCCGTGATACGCATTGTTTCCACGGTGGAACGACTGATAGCACGCCCCTCAAACCAAGCAATAGCCTTGTCTGACATTGCGGTTGTCTGTCGTGGTTTCGGCTTGCGATACACTTTCGGTTCTCTGCGTATGGGGTGAGGGTTGTACCACGGCTGCTGCTTCGCCCACTCGCGTTTTTCGCTGTCGGAGTATTCCTTGGCTATACCTTTGTAACCGCAATAGTGGCAGCAGAACTCTCCTGTTGCGAGGTTGCACGATAGCGATTTATCTCGCTTGTCGTGGCGTTCGTTGTGGCACATCGGGCAGAATACCTTGATATTACCATTTGTCCTGCCGTTAGGCACTTCTATACCGTATTTTTGCCAATTGATTGTCATAGTCCTGCGGGTATCCAAGTGTTAGTTTCCATAGAGAACACATAATCCTTGCTTGGACGTGGCGGTGCTGCCATCGGAACGGACGGAAGAATGTCAGAGTAGCGACGGTTGCCCTCTTTGTCTATGTACTCGCCTACTCCGAGTTTGATTTCGGGTGCAGGCTTTTTCTTTGGGTCGAAGCCGTTGCGTTGTTCCCAAGTGCGAACGGCGGCTCGCCAATCTTTCATTGGGCTATTGCCCACTTTCCACCCCTTGCTCTCGTAGAAGTCCACGAACGATTGGGCATTGATGCCGTTTCCTCTATCTAAACAATAGGCGTGTACATCTTCAACGGTGGGCGGTATAAAACGCCCACTATTCTTTTTCTCCTTTTTCTTTCCATCTCCTATTTCCATTTCCTTATCCTTTATCCTATATCCTATTTCCTTATCCGGTATTGTTTTGTTATTGATTTGATTTGCATTTGTCTCTTTGACAGCATGGGTATTGCCTTGATTACGGCTCACACCTATACCGTTTTGTCCGCCTTTGCGTCCTGCTTGTGAGCGTTTGACAGACTTTTCGAGTATTGGGCGGACGAGAGCCCAGTATCCTTTGAGTGTAGGGTTGGAAAATGCAGGCTCAATATCGTTTATGGCGAATTCGCAAATTGCCTTTATCATCTGCCCGCTTTCTTCATCAGAAAGATATTGCAATGCCTCATAATACGAAGCAAAGAATGTAAAACTATTTGCTGCCATACTACATTGTTGCTATTAGAGATTTGCGTAATTTCTCGTTGCGTTCGGTCCACTCAAAGGAACTCAACATCCACCTGCGATAGTCCTGTGGTATATCTTTGAGTTTTGTACCTTTGAACTTTCCAAAGGGCATAATCTCAATGGGTGCTGCTGCTTTGGCGTCCACGAGTTGAGTATCCTCACGTGTGTACTTGCCTATATCGTGGATAGGTATGCCAGACAGGAGACGACCTCCTGTGCCGAACATCCGCCACATCTTGCCCTGCTCAAAGGTGATGTCCTCTACACGACCGAAGCGGTCTATGTTACCACCGATGTCGCACACAAGGCAGTCTCGTTTGTCGGGGTCTATACGTGTGCCTCGTCCGATTATTTGGTAATACAGGGCAATAGAAGCCGTTGATATACCCAGTACAATGCAGTCTATACCAGTAAAGTCGAATCCTGTGGAAAGCACACGCACATTGAATAGCACGCGTAATTCGCCACTCTTAAAACGGTTGATTGTCTCCTCGCGCTCCTGCTTCGGCTGTTCTCCATAGACCACTCCTGCCCGCGGGTATCGCTGCGCGAGGTCTTTTGCGTCTTGTACGGACGGAACATAAGCCAATATGTGTTGGCGTTCAGGGTGCGCTTGAATGGCACTTATCACATTGTCCGTACCTCCATTGGCATAATAGGCGGCTTGTACGCTTTCTTCGGTGTACTCGGACTTGCTACTGTTGAATACCAGCATAGAGCCGTCAAATGACTGTTTCTGATAAACAAGTTTTGACCAATAGCCAAGCCTGACCATCTCCTGCACCTGACCTACATAGAGGATTTCTTTGAAGAAATTACCTTTCTTTGACTTCGATGTAAGCATAACAAGTTTGGAGAATGTGTTGCCGGTCAAGTCACGGTTCTGTTGCAACTTGACCGGTGTTGCCGTTATGCCGAGTGTGTGCGTTATGCCGCTCTCTTTTAGGAACCGTCCGAGCATAGAGGTACTCTCACGAGGGTAGAGGTGCGCTTCGTCAATCAACATCTTCGTGAAGCCTAATTGCTTGAATTTTGCTCCGAGAGCCTTGATTGACCCTATGGTTGCATAAGTTATTGGTGCAATCTCTTTTCGTCCCATAGAAGCGGAGAAAATGCCTGCATTTGAGCCGAAGCCACCGCACAAGGCTACATATTTACGATAGTTCTGTTCGAGCAGTTCCTTTGATGGCTGTAAGACAATTAGATGTTCGCCACAGTATTTGGCGACATAGGCTGTTAGGATTGACTTACCCCACGCAGTCGGCAGGACGATGAGTGATGGACTCGGGTTGGGCTCGCGGAAGAAACGAATAGCCCTGTCGATAGGTTCTGTCTGATTTTCGCGTAATGTTATCATTGTTGAAAAAACAGGCTCTGCGTGTAGGCTTTGACCACGCCACAGCATTAGCGTTGCAGTCCGTTTCCGCAACTGCTGCCGTGCGCAGAGCCATTATAGGTTGATAAAGCCGTATGTGTGCTGTTGTTGGGGTCATAATGTTACGGCTGATAAATTACTTCAAGAGGAAGCGTCTCGCACCTTGAACAGGTAGAGTGTACTCCTCCACGATGTTCGGATATTTCGCTGCGAGCAGTTTGGTGTCCAGTTTCATTGATGGTTTGGGTGCTTTCCAAGTTGCGAGTGTGTCACCTCCGTAGGTGATGGCTTCTGCGTCTCCGAATGCCATTTTCAGTCTGCCCTCCAATGTGTCCTTTCGTTCTTCAAGAGCAGAAATCTGTTTCTTGAGGTCTTTGAGGTCTTTGTAGGCTTCGAATATATCATCGCCCACCTCTATCTGCTTGCCGTCGGTGTGGCGGTTGTACTTGGTCAGAATATCTTGCACGCTGATAGCGTCAGGTTCTTTCTTGCCTAAGATATTCTCAACCCAAAAACGTTCTACCTCCTCCACGAGCCAACCATAAAAATCGGGCGCAAAGGTGATGTCCTTATAGCCAAATTCTCGACCGCTGCATAACCACGCAAGCGAGCCTTGTTCGTAACCCGCTACTCCGAGGTTCATTTGCACTTGGCAAAACCAATGTTTAGGCAGGTCGTCAGGGTCAATGGTCTTCTGTGTCGTCTTACATTCGAGAATACCCTTGTTGTCATCATTGTGTGCCATACCTTGAAGCCAGAATGTGCGGTCGGGACTGACACGGAGGAACGGCTTGTCGGGGTTGATGAACATAAAGTCATCGGCACTGCTGCTGATAATCTCACGTCCGCTTGCGTCTGAATAAAAGCGAGCCACCGCGTCTTCAAGATAATGCCCTGCTTTCATATAGAAGTTCTCCTCTTGCGGTGCGTCCATACCAAGTTTACGCCGCCATAGTTGATAGGGTGTTTCCCAAGGGTTCAGACCTACTACACTTGCCACCTCACTTGCACCTATACCGTCTTTGCGGGCATTGAGCCACTCCTGACGGTTGCTGAATTTTAGTCTTGTACGGTTCATAACATATCCTCCTTATTTGATGTTCTCTGCCATAGCCTGCGCTGCACGGTCTTGTGCCGTCTCCGCTTTCTTTGCTGCTGCTTTCGCTTTCTTGGCTTCAATCATAGGTGTGATGAATACTCCCTCCACGGTCGAATCGCCCTCGTTGATAGCATTGAGTGCTCCACGGAGGTTGAATAACATTTGATTGTCGATATTCTCTGTTGTTGATACTCCGCAGAAGAATAGCACCTGTTCCTCCGTAATGTTGAATTTTTTGACATAATCAAGCATTGCTTTCCGACGACTTGCTATATCCTTGGTCGAACCGATAGCGACCTGCTTGATTTCGTCCATCACTTTTTTCGTAATGACTTTCGGTACTACTTTCAGGACTGCATTGCGAAATGCTATGGCACTTGCAGCATTGCCTGTTACGACCTGCATATCTTCCGAATAGGTCTTGCCATATTTGTCCGTGATACGACGTTTGACCTCGACGCTGACAGCGAGATTGGTTTCGAGGTCGTGCGCTAAACCTTGGGCAGTAATGGTTTTGCCGTCGTTGCCGATGATACGAGTGGCGACACGCAAGTTGCCCCACGCTCCTGCCACAATTTCTGCAAAACGCACACTGACACCTTCCACTGAACTGTTGTTGCCGCGAGGAAGTGAATAGAAGCACTCCCCTGCCGTTTCGACATCCATCTGTCCGTAGGTACGAATTTTGTTTAACACTTGCGCTACATCGCGCGGATACTTTTTAGCGGTGGAGATTTGCACATCTACCTCCGCACGGTCGATTGCCTGAATGACATCAACCGACTTTACTTCGATGATTTCGTTTGCCAT